GACGATGTTTCATCGTTCGCAGCATCGTAGATCGGGACACCTTGAAAATCGACAAAAAATCCATGGGTAATCTTGGAAACAAAGGAATTACCACGCATCGTATTCATATTGATATACTTTGGGCGGTTATCCTTGAGCAACAACGAAAACTCCTCACCGGGCGCCAACTGATACTTGGTACGACGATAAATAGTAAAATGCTGAGTAAAAAGACGGGATTGGAAAGGGGTAGCGACCAACATAGTGGGAGTGATCTGAGAATCCCACATGCCATACGGCGGAGCAACACCATCATCACCAGTGCCCTCAACAGGTTGGGTCACCTCGGTAATACGACCGGCGTAACGGAAGCCTTGTTCGTAAAGGGATTCGGCTGTAAATCCAACAAAGGGGAAGTTGCGTTTGCACACAACTCGGTACACATTGACGAGGGCGGATGTGGCACCGGTATTGCGAACAGTGAGTTCCATGGCGGAGGCAACGCATCGCATGGCGCGATTTCGACGATTGATGTCGGGGTAAGTGGGACCGGCGATAGGATCGGCGATATTGTCCCAACCGATGGCGTTTTCACTTCCGCCTTCACGGAAGAATTCACGCCAATCAGCCTGGGGGTTATCTCCGGTGTAGACACCATCGGACGTATGCAGCAAACACGCGAAATAAGCGCTGCTACCTTCATCGCATTCGCGCGTAAATTGAGCCAACTTGGCAACATGCTTTGGGGTGGTGGTGTACCGCATGTAGCTATCAACGACGCGGCGCGTGAACTTTCGTGCACGACGACGTCGCTGACGCCTACGGCGGGTAAGCTTTCGCTTCTTGTAATCGACTTTGAAATCATGCTGAGTAGTGAGCGGGTTAACGGAAGAGAGGTTGGGGTTATCATTCGCTTGACGAGCAGGTTGTTGATTGGGGCGGCGGGTTTGGCGGCGGCGCAAATAACGTGTGGCTTCACGCGCAGCAATACGCGATAGCGCAGATCGCCACGCGGAACCACGATTGCGACGAGTGATCAATGACATGGCGAGTACCTGTGCAGTTCCGAGATACCCGAGAGAGGGTTCGGGATCGGCATGGGTCACGCGTATAAATAGGGGTGCGCGCCCGGGGCGCTGTGGGCATAGGGTAACATTAACCTATGCCCCAGCGCGCAGCTATGACGAACTTCAGGCTCAACACTCAACGTGTCTTTTTGACATATGCTCAAGCAGACTTCCAAAAACAAGCGCTATACGACTTCCTAGTTGCGCTAAGGACAAGTGACGACCATAATGGTATCGCCACTGCTAAGGTCCTTGTTGCACAAGAATCTCATCAAGACGAAGGCATCCATTTCCATTGCTTCGTCGAATTTGACCGTAAAATCAACGTGCGTAACGAACGACTCTTCGACTTTGGTGGCAAGCACCCCAACATCCAGACCGTTAGGTCTGTCAAGAACGTCATCAAGTACTGCACAAAAGAAGATCAAGAGCCCCTGGCTAATTTCGAACACGACATCCAAGAACGTACGGTCTTGGACATCTTACGGACCGCGATTGCCGAAGGCAAATCAATCAACGACGCGGTCGACGAGGCCCTCACGGAGGATCCAACAGCCCTTCGTTATTACTCCAACTTACACTCGTACGTGGCTGCCCGCTCAGTACAAGTCAAGGACAAGGAACCCTTGTACCCGCTCGATGGGTTCAAGATCGCCGTCGCCGACCGGTTGCGACTCGACCGGTTCAAGTCGGACGTCGAGACGATGGAGCGAGGAGACAGAATGGGAGTCAAGTCCCTCTGGCTTATCGGACCGTCCCGCTTTGGAAAGACTGCTTTGGCCCGGTCCATCGGAAAGCATTGGTACATGCAAGGAGTGTGGTGTGTCGACAACTTGTCCGATAGCGAGCACGTATATGGGGTACTGGATGATATCCCTTGGGATAGTCTCAAATTTCAGTACCGATCTCTCTTGGGTTGCCAAAGAGATGTGACGTATACCGACAAGTACCGTGCTAAGAAGACCTTCAAGATGGGATATCCAGTGATTGTGTGTAGTAACGAGATGCCAGTGTTCACTGAAGAAGAAAGGAACTGGTTAAGGGTGAATGTGGAATTCTACGAGATGCAGGGTAAGATGTATGGTGAAGTGGATGCTATGATGTGGTATATGGTTAACCCGTGAAGGGACCCAATATAACTTGGATCCCAGTGGATAATATATTAGATATAAAACAGACTTTGGGCACATTAGAAACCTAAAGAGTTTTGCAGCTGACCTAAACCTAAAGATAGGTCCCGACAACCCTATACGCGTCGACGTTGTCCGGGTTAGGCTTCCGGAGGAAGCCTAACCCAGTAACCAGGCAGCGGCTACCGCCGCTGGGCTTGGTCCCGACTACGGGTCTTGGACATCGAAGGAGGTAGCTGTACGCTTCTCGGGAAGCATATTGATCGAATACCTAACCATCTTCTGGACAGAAAGAGTGGCCTCGGCAGACGATGTTTCATCGTTCGCAGCATCGTAGATCGGGACACCTTGAAAATCGACAAAAAATCCATGGGTAATCTTGGAAACAAAGGAATTACCACGCATCGTATTCATATTGATATACTTTG